CCCGAAGAAGGCGTGCCCAACGCTCCACCATTAACTACAAACGCGCCAGCAGTTCCAGTATTAACGCCCAGCGCAGTTACCACACCAGTACCGGTGGTGGTTGAGGTGATTGCCGTTGCCGAGCCACCACCGAGTAGCAATGCACTTGCGGCCAACGTGCCCGATTGAGTCACCAGACCGCCAGTAGTATTGATGTTGTTGCCAATTGCTGTGACTACGCCAGTGCCAGTTGTGGTCGTAGCCGGGGCCGCCCCTGCTCCACCACCCAGAACTATTGCGTTCGCTGCAAGCGCCGCAGACGATGCCCAAGCCGATGCGCTAGAGAAGTAGGGAATACCACCCGAGGTGCCGGCAACAGTAAGAGCTAATGTCCCGCTGGTAGTAATAGGTGATCCAGCAACCGAAATGAGCCCGCCGGTGAATGTTTGACCAACCGAAGAAACCGTGGCTACCGCACCTGTTTTGGTGGCAATGGTCTGCACTACACCGGCGTTGTCCTTGTAGAACAACTTGCCGTCGGTGATGTTGATGGCTAGTTCACCGCTAGCCAGATTGCCAGAACTCGGCGTGGCCGCAGCAGTTGTTGAGTAATACAACTGAATCGGCGTATATCCAGTCTGTGCCATTAGAACGTACCTCCAGAAATGCCGCCCGTGATTGCCCCGGTTGATGGGTTGCAGGTTATTGAAGAGTTTACCAACTGGGGAAGATTCCCAGAAGTCGCACTTACAAACGTCAGGTAATTCGTGGCATTAGCCGAGTTCGACGTTATTCCAGTGTTGGTGGCATTGGTCGCATTAGTCGCGGACCCCACAGAGAGCGTGGATTGAGCCACATACTGCGGCGCAGACGCTCCAGCGGTCAGGACAAAATTTGTTGTGCCTAATGCAAGGCTTGTGGTGGTGCTAGTTGCGCTCTGGTAGAGGATTGACCCCGTAGTACCACCAGACACATTTGAAGCCGTTGTAGCCGTTGTGGCAGAACCGACAGAGAGCGATGACTGGTTCGTCCACGTTGGCGCACCGGAGCCGCCCGACAACAGCACCTGACTAGACGTTCCCGCAGAGGAAAAGGCATAAGCAGTGCCGCTTCCATATGCAATCGCACCTGCAGTCGGAGTGGCAGTAGCATTGGTGCCGCCATTCGCAATCGGAAGAGTGCCCGTGACGCCCGCGGTCAGACTGACCTGACCCCATGAGGCCGTAGTGCCGTTGCTGCTTAGGTAGCGGTTGTTCGCCCCAATGGCCAATCTGCTGTTCGTTGAGGCCCCGCGAAGGATCAAGTCACCCTGCGTGGTTGTCGGCGCTAGCGCATCAAACGCTGCCGCTGCAGTTGCTTGACCAGTGCCGCCATTAACAATGGCCACCGTGCCGGACGTAATCTGGCTGCCCGCGATAGCAATCGACGTATTGGACGCAGAAGTGATCTGACCCTGCGCATTGACCGCGATCGTTGGCACGCTTGATGCCGTTCCATACGTTGCCGCCGAGACACCGGTATTTGCGATGTTGAACGTGTATGCCGGGGATTCGCTTAGACCGGTGCCAGCCGAGTAGGTGATCGGCGCACCGAACTGCGAAAACACAATCCCCGTAGTCCCCACCGTGACTGGCAGCGGGGTCTGCTGGACCCAAGACGTATTAGACAGCGTCGATCCTGCGGTAATTAGGAAGAAGTCACCAATGTCAATCTGATCGACTCCAGTCCCTGCCGTATCGAAGTCAGTCGCTCGAGTCAGAATGAACGGATTCGATCCATCACCGGCCTGCGTGACTACATACACACCGTTGTGGGCTTGGTTGACTTGGTTCTTAACCAGAATGCGGTTCGTCGCGACGACGGCAGTAGTGTCTACCGACAGAGCCCCGTTAGCCGTTGCCGTGAGGGTCGCGCCCACACCAGACGTACCGTTGTTGTATGTGCAGGACGGCAGCGCCGCTGTCGTTGCCAAACGGCAGGCTTGGTGGAAGTTAATCCCCGCGGCAATAGAGTCCGCATAGGTCTTGTTGACGATGTCGTTGCCGTTTGTAGGGGCAGTCGTAATCGTCCCGGTGGTCATGGTGACCGATGTAAACGTACCGGCGGCGGGCGTTGACGCGCCAATAATTGCATTGTTGATAGACCCGCCCGACACCGTAGGGGTGTTGATGGTTGGGCTACTCAAAGTCTTGTTAGACAGAGTCTGGCTGCCAGTCAAGGTGGCCACAGTGCTGTCGATTGCAATCGTTACCGGGGACGATCCGTTGTAGGACGTACCGGTTAAACCCGTTCCGATGGTTAACGGATTGCTAATGGTTGCCGTTACCGAGATAGATCCACCAAGGCTCACCGACGAACCATTGATGGTTATCGAACTATTGACCAAAGATGAATTCTGCAGACCGCTAATAGTGTTACTTGCACCATTGATGGTCTTATTAGTCAGCGTATCCGTCGTATCCCTGCCAATCAAAGTATCCGTAGACGTTGGCAGCGTCAGGGTGCCGGTATTGCTGATGGTTGATATGACCGGTGCTGTAAGAGTCTTATTCGTCAACGTCTGCGAACCAGACAGCGTTACAACAGTGCTATCAATGGCAATGGTTACTGGGGCCGACCCGTTGTAAGAAGACCCAGAAAGACCTGTGCCAATGGTCAGAGCATTCGTGGCAGTTGCTGTGATGGTCGCTGAACCGCCAAGGCTAATCACAGATCCGTTGATGGTGATGGAACTGTTCACCAGCGACGAATTTTGTATGTCGCTAATGGAGTTGTTGCTACCACTTATGGTCTTGTTAGTCAGGGTCTGAGATCCACTCAACGTGGCCACAACCCCAGTATCAATTGAAATTGTCCCGGACGATGTAATAGGACCACCGGTTAGCCCTGTGCCGGTATCAATCTGAGTGACCGATCCTGCGCCTGCAGTGCCGTTAGACGCAGCAGTAATGCGCCCCTGCGCGTCCACAGTGATGCTGGCCAGTGTGTAGGCACCCGGCGTCACGGCAGTGTTGGTTAGCGCAATCTGCGGGCTGCCAGAGATCCCATCACCATTAGTGACGGCAATCTGCCCACCGGTGCCCAGAATTGACCGAGGGGTCATCGTGCCCGCGCCGGTCACTGCCAGCAGGCCAGTACCAGACACACCCGCCAAAGACAGCACTAGACCGTCTAGAGCCAGCGTCGGATTGCCAGACACCCCACTGCCGTTCGTAACCGTCAAACCAGACGTAGAGGACGCGATAGAACGCGATGTGACGGTGTTTAGAGCGGTCTTAACTATCAGACCATTACCGGCGCTCTCGAGGCTCTCAGACGCCCCATTAAGAGCTATGCGCAGATAAGACTGCGACCCACCATCAGTCAGACCTAACCCAGTACCGGTGGACAGGTACCGACTGTTGTTCAGGGTTGGCTCATTGAATACCGTCAGGAACGACTGAGTCTGCACCGGGGATCCAGCCAGAGCGGCAGTAGTCGTCTGTACCGTCTGCCCGTTCTGGACAATAGGGACAGACTCCGTGCCTTGAATCGGGCCAGCCTGCGGTAGTTGGGTAATAGTTACGTTTGGCATGTCAGGGCTGGGGTTGTACGTTGATGCCGCTCAGGTTGCCGTCGTTCTCAGGCGTATTCGTGTTCTGCTCAGTAGAGAGAACAGCGCCACCGTAGACACCCTGCACCGCGATGCTGTTGGGATCCACCGCAACACTTACGTCCGGTCGCGGGAAACGAATGTTGATGCGCTCCGTCTTGCGGGCCGGGAGACGGTATGGATCAAAGTTGTCCGCACAACCCTGATCGCAGACCTGCAGCCCCGGGAAGTTGGGATCCGACCGCATAACGGCATGTGGGCGCTTCATCTTGCAGCGGTCACAGACCGCAATCGCAATGTCTGAGTACCCACGGGTGTCCAAGAATTTGGGCATGGATCACCTCGTATACACGGCGATATTCGGCGCGAAGTAGATTGGAGACTTGTCCCGCTCTTCCTGCTCTGCAGCGTTCAGGTACTTCTCGGCTTGGCCTTCAAGATACTGCGTGCGTGCCATATCAACACCCGGCAACTCAAGACTCATCTGGTGGGCAAGCATGCTGACCACTGCCAGATACCAGCGTTGAGGGATTTCCAGTTCGCCGTACAGGTCACCCACATCCATGATCTGGCGCGAGTACCAAACTGTCATCTGCACAAACGGATCAGACGGAACCGGCCACAGGTAGATCTTGGGCTGGGGAATCGTGCGGTCAAACCAGAACTGGAACGGCTGGTTGGCCGTGAAATTCTTGTTAGGCAGGTTCGTGTAGTCGTCCCGGTTCAATCGGGCCATGGTGATCTCGGTGCTATTGTTCCCGAAGTACAGTTCGCGGACGTTCAGCGTATTGCCGCCGGTCTCGCGCATCCGGTAATACTGCACCGTCTGGCCGGGCTCAATGTCGTACCAGAGCCACTGATTATTTACCCAAACTGTTGCCCCCGGCGCATTGAGCGTGTTCCATGTGATGTTGTCCGTGGAATACTCAAAGACCACATTGAACGTGCCTGAGACGTTAGGCAGCACACCAATTGAACCAATGTAGACCGAATTGTCGGTGCCATAATTGACGCCGATATACCCGTTGGGCGAAGTCTGCGAGCATGCCGTATTGATGTTGCCATCGAAGGCATTCTCTGCGATTCCCGACGATGCCAGATACCCAGATGAATTCGGCGGGGTCGGACGATTCATGCGCCGGTAAAGAGCGTTCAGGACATCATTCGCGCCCAGCGGCAGTTCATAAACGTACTGATCCGGCTTCAGGCCAAAGACTTTCTTCTCGATGGCCCAGTATTGAATGCCAATATTGATCAGATTGGACAGCAGGAAGTACAGCGACTCTTTGGCCGACAGCACCTGCTCCGACGTCAACTCTTCGGCTAGCTTGCCGCATCGACGTGCGCCATGGTCAATCAGCTTTTGAACATTGATGACCGTAGTGCTAACTGTTCCAGAGTAAGCCATGCCTCACCTCACCATCCGGGGCAGTTCCAGCGCCGCATGGACGCTCTCGCACGACTCCCCTTTTCACTCTTCTCAGCAACCGGGTCCATGCGGGCACAGAACGAATCGCGCCTTGGACCACCCTGCGGCTGCGGAGCCTTCAGGTTCGATCCTGTCTCTCGATTGTACTTCTCACGCCCCTTGGCAGTCAGACCGGCACCGCGATCAGCAGGCAGCTTCTCACCGCGGCCAATAGCCAGACTCGGGCCGCCGTCCTTCATCTTTTTGCCGGAATACAACTTTTCTACAATTTTCAGCCTTTCCGGCTTGGTGGTTGCTTGGCTGACAATTTTCAACCGCTCTGACTTACTTTTGCCTTCTTCATAGAACCCAGC